GGTCCGAGGAAGTATTAAACATAAATCAATATGTCGAGAACTTAATTAAATATTCTAAGGATCAAGGACCACTATCACCAATTACATTTACTGGATTTTTATCTGGAGTTCAAAGTTCAATATTCACATCAGGCATAGCGGTATCCGTATCAGACCTGCCATTTAGTCAAGACGCCCAAAAAGACGATTTCTTTATACAAAATGAAGCGTTCCAATATTACTTAAACTTAGCAAAAAATATAGGTTTTTCTGTCGCTAAGAACTCACCATGGTTGTTGGTAGCAGATTTAGCGTCACCAGCAATCAAGCCATATCTCCAGAGATACGGGATGACAAATGTTTCCGATGTATTTAGAACGAGATATACTCAAACTCACCTCACAGATGTAGATAAAATGATAAGATCAATTGTAACCTCTTATCGTCAATTTGTCAATCAAAATCCTTTTTACAAAAAACTGAAATCATGTGGGACCAAGACACAATCGGAATTAATTTATCGTAAAAATGTTAACAACAATACTATATTTGAATTAACTAATAACACTAAACTAATAATAAGATTATATTGTAATATAAGAAACATAGAGGAAAATAGCCCATTAAATCAAATTGAATTAAATAAACTTATAAGAGATTCAATAAAATATGAAAAAACATTTGACAGATCAACCGCCATAGGTTATATTAATGATACGTTTAGAGAGACTCGCAAATTTAAAGATGGTGGGATCAACTCAATTATTAGAAAACAAAACAAAAAAAACAGCTTGACAAAAAAGGCTTCCGATGATACAAAGCTAGGGAGTTTATTCAATCGGGGGTATTAGTGACATTTCAAACACTTGACGACAAGCGGGATTGCAAAGGAGTATTTTACAATGGAAATTTTTATTTTGACAGGCTTCCTCGTAATCTTGACCGCACTTGGGCTTGGTCTCCACACTTGGAAGACTATGATATCGAATTTGCTGAAATCTGGATTGGCGGGAAGGATATTGGAGCGATTGCTCCTGATCATCTTCGTGATCGCTATCTATTTAGGCAGCGACGGCTTCAAGCACATGTTAAAGCAATTATTCAGTCGAAAATCAACTTGGACGACAATTGCATTTATGACTTGGTGCCTCGGCATATTCTTAGGCACTTTTATCAGGTAAAGAATGAAATCACGGATTGGGTGGTCGAAAATAATCCCAAACCAAAGAATTATTCGTTTCTTGTAGAGTCATTACAGACAATAAATGAGGTTTCGTATCAAGAGTTGAAAATAGATTGGGATAATCACAATCTTTTATTCATTCAAGATCCAAAAGCGAAAGCACTATACAAGCGGCATGCAAAGTCAAAAAGTTTCATTCATTACAACATTTTTGGAACAATCACGGGAAGATTATCTACTTTGCCAAACTCTTTCCCCATAATGAACCTTAAAACGGAACATCGGAAGATTGTTTTGCCACAAAATGACTTGTTTATAGAGCTTGATTTCAACGCAGCAGAGATAAGAACTCTATTTTCGCTTGCAAATATGCAACAACCTGCTATCGATATACACCAGTTTAACATAGAAAATGTGTTCTCAAGCCGCCTAAATCGGGAGAATGCAAAAAGAAGATTTTTTGCTTGGCTATACAATCCCCAGTCAAATGACGAAGAACTTGAAAATTTTTATAATCGAACAAAAATACTTGACAAGTATTACAAAGACGGTTATGTTAATACACCATTTGGAAGAAAAATTGAGTGCGATAACTTTCATGCTCTAAACTATCTACTCCAAAGCACATCATCGGATAATTGTATGGACCGAATAAACAAAATACGAAAGACTTTATCAGGGAGAAAATCTAATGTTGCTTTCATGCTTCACGATTGCGTGGTTCTTGACTTCTCAGAACAAGATGCGCACCTCTTGCCTAGAATCAAAGAGATCTTCGGAGACACTCGCCTAGGTAAGTTCAAAATTAATACAAAAGCAGGTAAAACTTATGGATCCTTGGAGGATTTTTCATGGTAATTATAGGTTTAGGTAAAGCAGGTTGCAACATAGCCAATCTATTTAAAGTTGATAATAATTACAAAGTTTTCACCTATGATGGAGGCGATAATGTACCTTTATGCATTTCAGCAGAAGAATACGAAAACAAGTTCACAAAAAAACGAGAACTTTCAAGAATCAAAAACAAAACTGTATGGTTTTTTGTATGCGGTGCAGGAAAGATTTCTGGAGCGACTTTACGCTTACTTGAGCAGATCAAGAACAACAAAATAAATGTTGTCTATATTACACCTGACACTTCAATTTTATCAGATCAAGCAAAGAAAAGACACAAGGTTTGCGCCAATGTACTTCAGCAGTATGCAAGGTCTGGTTTACTTGAATCTATATATTTTGTTTCTAATGAATCAATGATTAATATTGTTGGCGAATCACCACTTGTTTCTTATTATGACAAGATGAATGAGTTAATTTTTAATTGTATTCATTCAATAAATGTATACGGTGATACTGAGCCTGTATTTGGTGTATCACACGAGCCAAAGCAAATATCACGTATCAGGACCTTTGCATTTCGAGAAATAGAAAAAGAACAAAAAAAATTGTTTTTTCCGCTTGACAATGTAACCGAGGCGTGTTATATTTATAGCATAAATGAGACGGAATTAGAAATGAACTCAAATCTAATTTCTGAGATAAAAGGGATAATGGATCCAAACATTGTCACCTCATTCTCCATTTACCCAACTTCCCATGAGTATTCATACGCTTATGGGATTTACTACACACATTTCACTCAGGAGGTATAATGAGTACATACGTAGTTTACACTGGAACTTTCACCAAGCAAGACGGCACATCCCGCACAATGCGTTTTATTCGCTCTCGCGATGTTCCACAAACACAATTCAAAAATCCAGCTTCAACCATGAATCGCAATCTTCGTGAAGGCTATGAAGTTGTTTATGATATTGAGCGAAGAGGCTTTCGTGCATTCAATTGGAATAGCACTATTGGTGAAGTCACTTCTCAGGAGACCACCTTTGAGTTTTAAAACCTGACAAGGTACACTCCCTTGGAGGGAGCGAGTTTAATGGGGTCTCGTTAAAAACCCCTTTTTTTTATGCAAAACATTGAGGCACAATGAGAATAATAAATGAAATCAAGCTGGATTACAAAGACGTATTGATCCAACCAAAAAGAAGCACGTTAAAAAGTAGATCACAAGTTTCACTTAGAAGAGATTATACTTTTATAAATAGCGGAAATGTTTGGTCTGGTGTTCCGATTATGGCAGCAAACATGGACGGTGTCGGGACTTTTAAAATGGCAGAGACACTTTCAAGCTTAGGTCTTTTCACCTGTATTACTAAACACAATAGTTCAAAAGATTGGCTAAATAATAGTAACGATTCTTTGAATAGNGATTACACATCCATAAGTATAGGGACAAGCCTCAANGAATANGAGAGAGCAAAAGAAATAATTCATACCAATAATTTAAAATGGGTTTGTATTGATGTTGCTAATGGCTATTCNGAACACTTTGTTGATTTTGTTCGAACAGTCAGAAAAGATCATCCANACATTAATATTATTGCTGGAAACGTTGTTACAGCGGACATGACTCAAGAANTAATTCTTGCTGGTGCTGATGTTGTTAAAGTTGGTATTGGGCCGGGCTCTGTTTGCACAACACGCATTCAGACAGGTGTAGGATATCCACAATTAAGCGCAGTGATTGAATGTGCTGATGCAGCGCATGGATTAGGTGGCCACGTCATTGCAGATGGTGGCTGCACTTGTGCTGGCGATGTTGCAAAAGCTTTCGCAGCCGGTGCTGACTTTGTGATGCTTGGCGGCATGTTCGCAGGGCATGATGAAGGCGGCGGTAATATTGTAACCAGAGGACCAAATAAATATATTCAGTTTTATGGCATGTCCTCTGATACTGCTATGAATAAACATAATGGCGGTGTGGCTGACTACCGTTCATCAGAGGGTAGAACAGTTGAGATTTTGCATAAAGGAAGAGTTGAGGATACAGTAAAAAATATTCTTGGTGGTGTGAGATCAACATGTACTTATGTTGGAGCACCAACGTTAAAGCAGCTTAGCAAATGTACCACTTTCGTCAGATGTAATCAGCAATTTAACCCAGTTTTTTGTCATTAAAATATTAAAAAATACTTGACATTCGTGTTAAAATGTGCTATAATATAAAGAGTGGAAAGTAACATTTGACTTTCTGCGTTAGGGTAAATCCCCACAATGATTAATAAAAAAGGAGAAAATCATGGCTATAAATTTAGAAGCAATGCGAGCGAAACTTGAAAAGTCCAAAAATGGCGGAAAGAAAAAGTCAGACGGAACCAAGTGGCGCCCACAACAAGGAGACCAAACAATACGAATTCTACCAACTGCGGATGGAGATCCGTTCAAGGAATATTTCTTTCACTACAATGTTGGTAAAAATCCGGGGCTTCTTTGTCCCAAAAAGAATCATGGCGGTGACTGTCCAATCTGTGACTTCGCCTCCAAATTGTGGCGCGAGGGCGTTGACAATAATGATGATGTAGCAAAGAAAGAGGCTAAATCTCTTTTTGCACGTAATCGCTACTACTCACCAATTCTTGTTCGAGGAATGGAATCAGAGGGTGTAAAGGTATGGGCTTATGGTAAGCAAGCATACCAAACTCTACTTGGTTATGTTCTTGACCCAGATTATGGAGATGTAACAGATCCAGACACAGGTACAGATATTGTTTTAAACTATGATGTTCCCGGAACACCCGGCTCATTTCCAAAAACAACTTTGAAACCACGCCGTCGTCCATCAGTATTGTGTGACGATGCAGTGGCTGATTGTGCTGAGCTTCTTGATTCTGTTCCAAACTTTGACAGCTTGTTTGATAAGAAGACAACTCAAGAATTGGAAGCGATTTTGAGTGACTATCTCTCTGGCAACAACATGAGTGCCTCCGATGATAGTGCTGGAGTTGAGAAGTATAATACAGGCGGCGATGCCGTTCTAGAAGCTATGCAACGACTTCAGGGTAAATAACCAAGTCCAGAGAGATCACTCTCCCCACGGGAAGGCACAGGGTCATCAGGTGCCTTTTATTTTAAATGGAGGCCCAATTGGGAAAAGTATTACAAATGAAAAAGAAAGCGGGAAAACTATCGCTGGATGACATGAGGTCAATGATTAACAAGTCAACAGGCTTGAACGTTGCTCATGACCTTAAAGCAGACAATCCAACGGCTGTAAAGGACTGGATACCGACAGGGTCAAGATGGCTTGACTCTATAATATGTAAAGGAAAGATGGCGGGTATTCCCGTCGGGAAAGTTACGGAGATTGCTGGTCTATCAGCATCTGGTAAATCTTTCATGGCAACCCAGATTGCCGCTAACGCTCAGAAGAAAGGATTCACTGTTGTTTATTTTGATGCAGAATCTTCAATTGATCCTCTCTTTCTTGAGCGTGCTGGTGTTGACCTGAGTAAACTATTGTATGTTCAGGCAGTATCGGTGGAGAAGACTTTGGAACAGATCGAGGCTTTGCTCTCAAACTATGAGGACACACAGTTTTTATTTATTTGGGATAGCATAGCAGCAACCGCATCAGAGAAAGATATTGAGGGTGATTTTAACCCGCAATCCTCAATGGCTGTTAAACCTCGTATCTTTGCTAAAGCTTTTCCAAAACTAACAATACCCATTGCAAATTCTCAATCTGCAATGATACTTATAAATCAACTTAAGACCAATATTACATCTAATGTTGCGGAGGCAATGACTACGCCTTTCATAGCGCCCGGTGGTAAAGCGATTGAATATTTTTGTTCTCTACGCATTTGGCTCACTCGTCGTAAGGCTCGTGCTTCATTTGTTGAGAATGAAAAAGGAGTTCGAGTTGGTTCTGAGACCAAAGTTAAACTTGAGAAGTCTAGATTTGGTTCGTATGGTAGAACATGTGCCTTTAAAATTCTTTGGGGCGATGATGTTGGGATTCAAGATGAGGAGTCATGGCTTGAGGCTATTAAGCTCTCAGGAACTGATAGACTTAAAAGAGCAGGTGCTTGGTATACTCTAGTAGCCGATAATGGTAAGGAGTTTAAGTTTCAAGGTTCTAAATGGATCCAACAACTTGAAGATGATGATTTTAGAAAAACTGTTTATGACATTATGGATAAAGAAATCATTGAAAAGTATGACGCTGACGGCAGTGATATTATTGTAGATAAAGATTGATTTATTGTTTCGCCCCCTCTTTTGGGGGCGAAATTACTAATTATAGAAGGAGTCGCTATGGCAAGAACACTTTGGCCTATAAATTCAATTGTATGTTTAAAGGGTTTTAGTGAGATACCTTACCGACTTTGTATGCGTGTGACAGAGAATCATAAAAGCATTATTGGTGTTTACAATCTATTAACCCTTGAAATTGAATGGGTGTTTTTAGAGGATCTAGAATATTTAGATATACCAGAAAAACAAATGGAGTATTATCATGCAGTCCAAAGAAAAAATTCAAAACCAGTACGAAGAGTTAAAAAAGCTTCTACTGTCTATCGAGGTGGACCTTTTAAAAAATCTGAACGGGAACAAGTCAGCGGGAGTAAGAGCTCGTAAGACTTTAAGAGAAGTGAAGAAACAAGCCACTGATATTATTAAAGATACAATTGCTTTAGAAAAACAAGATTAATTTAATTTTAATTTTTTCTTCCATGCCCCTTGACAAATGTCTTGGGGCATGTTACATTATAGGTATAAAAACCATTGGAGGAAAAAATGGCTAATGTAGTAAAATTAAATATTCCTACCTCTACAGGAATTAATCTTTCAGAATTCTCTAGCAAGAAAATGTTTTGTCCCGTAACAAAACAAATAGAAAATGTGTATGCGATCCCTCTTGATCTGATTGATGAAGAGGTTCACAATCCGGGCCGAATTAACGGAACTGATCACTCAAACTCCCACCAGATCTATGATGACTTAATAACAAATCCCCAAGGCCAAATTGAGCCAACTTGTGCTAAATTTAATAAATCTACTGGCAAATTTCGTCTTATTTACGGATATAATAGGTTGTGGGCCTTTAAGATGGCAAGAAAATCCGGCTTTAATATCGCGAATACTTCAAATTATGAGATGTGGGTGCGTATTCACACTGGGACTAAAATCTCAGAAATCACACAACAAATAAGAGAAAACGGAAATAAACCACCCGCCAAACCAGCTACTAGAGAAGATATGGTATTTCAGCTTCAAAGACTGATCTCTGTTGGTGGTCTTGATGATGCTGTGAATGATTTATCATTTGATTGTATGTCGGATGAGATACAAAGGGAAGTGGCTAAAAGGTGGATGAAAACAAATGTGCCTTTGTGGGGCGGAAGGAAGTTCCGAGGCTTATGGAATTCGTATTGCGCCTCCGGTCAGGCCACAGCATCTAATTTTAAAAATTGGATAAAAACAGATATGAGTTCTTATTTTATTAATAATAATGATGAGGGTGTCACAAAGGAGATGGTCATAGAACAGATGGGTAGAGATTTCATAAAATCTGGTGATATCTTTAATATGAAATCTGGTGAGGAGCGATTTACTTTAGCCGTCTATTTTACGACTCAATATAATGCTTACAACGCCGCTGCTTTGCTCGTTAATATTAGTAGAAAGAAATTCAAAGAAAAGCCATCTAGAATTGTAGTAGTCCAAGCAGTAAATGGAGTTACGTCTAACAAGATTGAAAATCAAAGAAAATCTAAAGTTGAAGACCTTAGTGAGTGGCACGATCACATGAAGCATGTTGTTGATAAAATCTATTGGGTTCCACAATCCAGAAGTGAGATTTCCAAACATTATAACTCTGGAGACTGGGCCAGAGTAGATAATTTTTAAACATTTGCTCTAATGCCCCTTGACAACCGTCTTGGGGCATGTTATATTATATACATGGAGGCAAGATGAAAAAACCATCATATGTCGGTTTTGAGCCGTCAACCTATGAATGGCGAAACAATATAAATTATCGTGATAATCCACAACTTTATCGCATTGGTAAAGGACAACAGGGTGTTCTTACTTGTGAGCCATACAAATCTGAAATTTGTCAACATTGGCGATTTAAAACACCTGATATTGCCACTGAGTCATCTACCAAGATTCTTGAGATGTTCTATCAATATTTGGATACTGACGACTTTGTTGGCGCAGATATGGCAAAGAAGTTTCTTCACATGGGATATACAAGATCCCGTAGGTATGCAAATCACCCATCCGGCCGCAAGTGGCAAAAGGTTACCAATAAGTGGGAAATCTTGCCACTCGCTGATGACAGAATGGAGTCCGACAAAGCACGCTCAGCAGATATCTTCTATACCGCTTGGAAAGAAGCGAGAGAAAACCAACAATATTTAAAACTTAAAAAACTACATCGGAGCAAATATGAAAAATGAGGTAATGTTAATTGATGGGCTAAACATGTTTATCAGATCTTATATCGTCAATCCTACGATTGATTCAAAGGGTAACCCAATCGGTGGTTGTATGGGCTTTCTAAAATCCTTGCAGAAAGTTATGAGAATGTTCCAACCAGATGAAGTAGTCATATGTTGGGACGGTCAAGGCGGAAGCCAACGACGAAAAGCAGAGAACAAAGACTACAAAGGCGGTAGATCACCTGTAAGGTTTAATAGAAGGATGTACGAGTTGTCTCCTGAAGAACAAGAAAAGAATAAAGCTTATCAATTTTATCGATTGGCTGAGTATCTTAATGAGATGCCCGTAATTCAAGTTATGGCAGACAATATAGAAGCTGATGACGTTATTGCCGTGCTGTGTAGATCAGACCACTATGCTGGACGCAGTAAAATTATCATATCAAGTGATAAAGACTTTTTTCAGTTGTGCGACAATGAGACAAAGATTTATCGCCCGATCCAAGATACTATAACGACTGAAGAGACAATTGTTGAAGAATTTGGTATTCACCCAAATAACTTTGCGCTAGCTCGTGCTATCGCTGGAGATTCATCAGATAATATCGCTGGTATACCTCGTGTTGGCTTGGGAACGATGAAAAAAAGATTTCAGTTTCTTAAAAACCCAGAGTCTGTAAGTGCAAATGAATTGGTTGAACATTGCCGTGGTGTTGGAAAAAAACTTTCATGTCACAATAAAATTATAAGCAATTCAAGTCTGATTCACTCTAATTACAGTATCATGCAACTGTACCATCCTTCTATGTCTCCTACTACAAGAGAGAAAGTTATGTATAACGTTTGTGAATTCGCCCCAGAGGTGAATATAACGACCATAAAGGCTATGATGATAAGAGATGGCTTTGGTTCTTACAGGTTTGATGATCTATATGCGGCGTTTCGTAGAATCACAGCATAATTAATATCCATGGAGGATCATATAATGAAATCTTTTTTTGTATCTATTTTGGCTCAATGTATTACTGCTAAGCCTATCTTTTTAGAAGGAGACAGCTGGGACATAGAATATGTGTGGGCTTGTGAGGATGTTTTCCAATATAACAAAACTATTCAGATTAAAGCTTACGCCCAGTATCCAATTTCAGAAAAAACAACCACAACAGACCTCTTCAATCGTTTTCCAGAAAACGAAATTGATGAGGTGATTGGTGACTAAAGATCTTCTTATTGCCGTATGCTTTTTTGTTGCTGGGCACATTCTTGCTTGGTATGGATCAAATCTTCAATTTGTATCTCCGTGGTGGAAAGAGCGTTCTGTATTGCTGACTTTAATTATTGCAATTCCAACGGGACTAATGTGGTTGTTTGGCACTAGATATATAATGGACTGGAGAGCAGAACTCTGGACCTCAAGATTTGTCGCGTTCTCTTTGTCCTACTTAACTTTCCCGCTAATGACGTGGTATTATTTAGGCGAATCTCCATTTACTTTAAAAACAATAATCTGTACCATATTGGCATTTACAATAGTTATCGTTCAGATACTAATGAAATAATAACTCGTCAATAAACCCCCGCCAGCACGAGTTATTAAAAAGAATCACAAAAATAATTTACAAAGAAGTGCCTGTTTTAAAGGGCATAATCTTTTTTTGAGACTATAACAAATTAAATTTATAACTTGACAGTCATTTGATTTCATGTTATAATATTTATATTACATCGGAGTACTTATGCAACAACAAACAGACAACTTTTCCAAGTTTGGAAAGAGTTTTCAAGAAAAGCTCTGTCAGCTCATGTTACAAGATCGACCATTTTGCGATCAGATCACAGAGGTCCTTGACATTGAGTTTCTGGAGACAAAATATCTACAAGTTTTTGTGACTGTCATTTTAGATTATAGACAAAGATATGGAGTTCATCCATCATATGAAATTTTAGCAACAATCTTCAAATCAGGCATCAGTGAATATGATGCAGCAGTCCAAAAGCAAGTGCGAGATTATTATACTCGCATTGTGTCATCATCCATGGTTGATGGCGCTGAATACGTTAAAGATACCGCAATGGATTTCTGTCGCAAGCAAGTTCTAAAGCAAGCGATGATGAAGTCGGTCGGTCTTCTAAAATCATCGTCATTCGACGAAATTTCAAAGGTGATAAATGATGCTCTTAAACTTGGTTCTGATAATAATTTCGGTCACGATTGGATGGCTGACTTTGAGTCTAGATTTCAAATTAAAGCCCGAAATCCAGTTACAACAGGATGGGAACGAATGGATGAACTTTGTAAAGGTGGCCTTGGTAAGTCTGAACTTGGTGTGGTTATTGCTCCTACTGGCGCTGGTAAATCAATGGTCTTGGTTCATCTAGGATCACAGGCCCTCAAAGAAGGTAAAACCGTGGTTCACTATACCTTAGAGTTGGCCGATACCGTCGTAGGACAAAGATACGATTCATGTATTACTGGCATCCCCCTAAATGACTTGATGACTAACAAGGCGGAGATCTTCGATCAGATTTCTGACATTGAGGGCAACCTTATAGTCAAAGAGTATCCAACCAAATCAGCAACGACACAATCAATCAAGAATCATCTGGATAAACTGAAGAAACGAGGGATTCATCCAGATATGGTTATCGTTGATTATGCCGACCTTTTGAGACCAGTTAAATCTCGCAATGAAAAGAGACATGAATTGGAATCACTTTATGAAGAACTCCGTGGTATCGCTCAGACTATGGAATGTCCTATCTGGACCGCTTCGCAAACTAACCGATCTGGGCTAAACGCTGAAGTTATCACGATGGAAGCAATATCAGAGGCATTCAATAAATGCTTTGTAGCAGATTTTATATTCACTGTATCAAGAACGATTGAGGATAAAAAAGCCAACATGGGACGCATCTTCTTAGCAAAGAATCGTAATGGACCTGACGGAATAGTTTTGCCTATTTTTATGGATACATCGAATGTCTGTATTAAAGTATTAGAGGACCAAGAAGAACTGGAGCACCAACGAGCTAATCCAGTTGAGAATGCCAAACAACACATCAAAAATAAATATTCACATTTACTATCAAAATAGGAGTTACAAATGTTTAAAATAAGCGAGGTCAATGTTCGCAAATTCAAGCTTTCGGACAATTTTATAAATCAATACAAAGAGCGCGAAGTCCCTTGGGGACCAGTCGGCTATATCACTTTCAAACGAACTTATGCTAGACGCTTGAGCGAGTTTATAGATGGTGCGTTGGGGACAGAGGAATGGTTTCAAACTTGTCGCCGCGTCATTGAGGGCATGTTTGATATTCAAAAACGCCACGTTCATGCACTTGGTTTGGAGTGGAACGATCAAAAAGCACAGCGCACCGCTAAGGATGCATACGAACGACTCTTTACGCTCAAATGGACACCACCTGGCCGTGGTCTATGGATGATGGGTACCAAGTTCATTTACGAACGAACAGGTGCAGGACTTTTTAATTGTGCCTTTAGATCAACTCGGGAGATTTCAACTAAAGGTGGCTATATCTTTGCTTGGATGATGGATGCTCTTATGGTTGGCATTGGTGTTGGATTTGATACTCTCGGCGCAGGAACTTGTACTATTCGAGAACCACAATATTCTAGCGACATTTACAAAATACCAGATTCACGTGAAGGATGGGTCCAATCGGTCCAGATCCTTCTCGACGGCTTTTTTTTCGGGAAAAAAATTCCCAACTTTGATTATTCGCAAATTAGGCCTGCGGGAGAACCCATAAGAGGATTTGGGGGAACATCAGCAGGACACAAGCCACTGGAGGAGTTACATAATGCACTCACGGAACTTTATACACCGCGCATTGGCGAGGCGATCACTTCGGTTGACATTGTTGACACTGAAAACCTTATTGGTCGTTGCGTTGTTGCAGGGAACGTACGCAGGTCTGCTGCTCTCGCTTTGGGTCAGCACGATGATCGTGAATATCTTACGATGAAGAATGATCAGGAAAAACTTTACCATCATCGCTGGGGATCGAATAATTCTTTTGAAGCAAAGGTTGGAATGGATTACACTTGGCATGCAGAACAATCACAAAAGAACGGAGAGCCGGGCTATATTTGGCTGGAGAACGCTCGAACCAGAGGCAGAATGAAAGACGGACTAAGATACGATGACCATAAAGTTATGGGATTTAACCCATGTGTTGAGCAACAATTAGAAGACGGCGAACTTTGCTGCCTTGTTGAAACATATCCCGCTAAGCATGACACTTACGAGGACTATCTAAAAACTCTCAAGATCGCATATCTTTACGGAAAGACTGTTACACTTGCCAATACACACTGGCCAGAGACTAACGCCCTAATGCTTAAAAACCGCCGAATCGGTTTGTCCCAAACCGGAGTTGTTCAAGCGTTTAACAAGTTTGGTCGAAGGGCAATGTACGAATGGTGTGATAATGCTTACGAGCATATTAAGGATCTGGATGAAGAGTATTCTGATTGGCTTTGTATTCCAAGGTCGGTGCGAACGACTTCCATCAAACCGTCTGGAACCGTATCGCTTTTGAACGGTTCAACGCCCGGAATTCATTTCCCCGAGGATGAATATTACATTCGAAGAATTAGGTTTTCAAAAGAATCACAATTAATTGAGCCATTGCGAGAGGCAGGCTATAAAATAGAGGATGACAAATATTCGCCTAACACGCTGTGCGTTGAGTTCCCTGTCATGGAACCACATTTTGTGAAAGGTAAGAGAGATGTATCCATGTGGGAACAGCTTGAGATAGCCGCCCAATACCAACATTACTGGGCTGATAATTCTGTTTCAATTACGGTTACATTCAAGCCGGAGGAGGCACACCAGATTAAAGATGCTTTGGAGATGTACGAGACTCGCTTGAAGGCGGTATCATTTCTTCGATATGAGGAAACCGGCTATGAGCAAGCACCATATGAGCCAATCTCCAAAGAAGAGTATGAACGAATGATTAGCGGCATAACACCGATTCAGCGTATCGATACAGATGAAGGCGGAATTGGATCAAAGTTCTGCACTAATGACACTTGCGAATTATAGGAGGTATAATGAATATCGCACCAGAAAATCGACATCTTTTGGTAATCCCAATTGAAGAGGAACAAGTTTCCACCAATACGGTTCAACTTTTGATGCCCGAAGACTTCAAACCACCGCAATCACCATATGTTGTTTGTGAAGTTTTGAATATTGCAAAAGATTCAAAATTTTATGGAACTGCTATTGATAAAATCATAGTTGAGCGTCGTATGCTTCATGAAATAACTATTGCATATGAAACACACTATTTAGTGTTAGAAAACTATGTTTTTGGGAGACTACAATGAAATTAACAAAAGATGTTTTAAAAGAAATGATCGATCAAGTTTTGAGAGAAGAGCAAGAATCAATGTTGCTTGAGTCTCCGGAGACAGATAAAGAGATTCTTGAAGAATCAGATGTTATTGAAGTTGAAGCACCCAACTCAGTTATTGAAGCAATGATGAAGGCATCTCAACATCCGAATAAAAAAATTAAATTTGTTCGGGGGAAAGAGTGAAAACCATCTATTTATACGACGATAAAATCGGGCGTGTAGATTATATTGATCACATGGGTTCTGACCTAACCATTGTAAACTCAGCCCGAGTTTCTTTTGGCGTAACAAAAAATGAACTTGATAAAAGAGATCAAAAGCTTATTAAATACTTGGTGGATCATAAACACACATCGACGTTCGAACATAATGTCGTTACTTTTCGTTTTGTTGTTCCTATGTTTGTTCGCTCTCAGCATATGAGACATCGAACATGGTCCTA